CATGTCAGCAAATTGATGTTTGAGATGCAAACCCGACTGGATCGCTTCAATATTGACAGACCCATGTTGCCATCCGGCGTGGCCAAGGTCCAATACGCCCGTGACAACAACATGTATGATGATGCCCGCATACAAGAAGCCTTGCCTGACAAGGCCATGGCTGTGTTGAAAAATCTACAGCAACAGCAACAACAACCAGAACCTGCAATTGATCTCAATACACCTGCTGGTCCACGACGTGGTCGTCCTACCAATGCCCAACGAGCACAGCGCCACGAAGAGTTCTTGACTCTCCGACGTCGCATAGCATTGTTGGACGAGTTGATCCAGATGAAAGAACAGATTGATCGCTTGTTCCTCAAGGCACAGAATGTGCGTGGCGGTATCTATCCTGGCTTGCAAGCAGACATTGAGATGGAAGAACTGTATCCTGTGCCAGAAACAGATCGCCAATTCCAAGATCTCCGAGACAAATACACCAAAGACTTAACCGCACTGCAAAAGTTCTTGGCCATGAAGAAGGCAGTGTATCGTGAAGACGAAGATTCGATGTTGGGCGAAAGCACTGCCTTGGTGCGCTTGAAACAAGCACGTCAGGCACTGAGTCAACAAGGTGTGGCGGAAGGCACCGACGACGTCAAAAAGCGAATGTCCAAGTTGGAAGCACTGGCCTTGGCTGCAAATCGTGCCGGTGATGATGCAAAATGCAAAATGTATCAGCAAAAGATTCAATCACTCAAACAAAAATTATCTAGAGATATGTCAACAGGTGTAGCGGAAGCAGTTACAGATGTAAAGGCTGGCATGGCTGAAATATATCATCGCCTGGCTCCCAAAATAGAACGCCACCGAGACAGTTTCCTTGCCGGGCAACTGTATGATGAGTTGGAAAACTATGCTGAACTACACGGTGCCGAAGGCGAGTTCAAAAGGATGATGGCCACGGCCAGGAACAGTGCCCACATGGAATATGATACCAACCCGGGTGGTTTCCAAAACTGGTTCTGGTTCTTGCCATTTGAAAAACAGTTGGATGAAAAACAAGATGCTTGTTACCGCAAGGTAAAAAGTCGTTACAAAGTATGGCCTTCGGCTTATGCATCGGGTGCCTTGGTCCAGTGCCGCAAGAAAGGTGCTGACAACTGGGGCAACAAGAAAAAATGAGATATCGAGAGATCCTTGAAGCATGCTGGACTGGTTATAGAAAAGCCGGTATGAAGCGCAAGGGTGATCGCTGGGTTCCCAACTGTGTGCCTGTGAGCGAACAGCACATGGAAGAAAATCTCCGAGACTGGTTCAAAGAGAAGTGGGTGCGATTTGGGCCCGACGGTAAGATCCGTGGTGACTGCGCCAGAGGTTCCGACTCAGAAGGCAAGCCAAAGTGCCTGCCACAGTCAAAAGCACACAGCCTAGGCAAAAAAGGTCGTGCGTCGGCAGCAGCCAAGAAGCGTAGAGAAGATCCCAATCCAGAACGCAGAGGTGCTGCCAAGAATGTGTCCACAAAGGTTCGCGAGGATGCAGTGCAAGATCTAGTGAAAGATCTAAAAAATCCACACAGTTATGATGCCATTGATCACATGATGCAGACCATTGCTAAAAAATCTGGAATCACTGCAAAAGAACTGCATGATCGTTTCGTGAAAAAACATGACATAACTCCAGACGAATACATCAAACGCAAAGGCAACAAATGAGAAATCTAATCAACCGCATGGAAGCCATAGAACAAGGTTGTCCCCCTGCAACACAAAACATTGACCTCAACCTCAAGAACAGGAAGAAAGCCATAGATGAATATGACTATGGTCCCATGGATCCCAACGCTCCCAACGAAGAATATTGGGAAAGGATAGCCGCAGAGTGGAACATGGACGACGTCGATCAAGCCAAGTCGGCACGCTGTGGCAACTGCGCGGCCTTTGACATATCAGATGACATGCAAGATTGCATAGCCAAAGGCATCGGTGCAGAACCTGGGTCGGACCCTATGAGCACCATAGATGCAGGCACCTTGGGTTATTGCAAATTCCTCAAATTCAAATGTGCTGCCAAACGCACCTGCACCGCTTGGGTGGAAGGTGGTCCCATAACAAAATGAGAGTGACTGACATCGTGCGCGAGACCAAAGATATTGCCAGTTTCCTAAGTGGTCAATCTCCCATGGTAACGCTGCCACCTGGTAGTGCTAGAGCCAAGATTTTCACACCACAGGATCGCCAGGCCATAGAACGTTTTGTTCCTGCGGTGCGCGACATGACCGATCATGACGCACTGGAATCGGCCAAAGAGTTTTTAGAAACTTTCTTGAATCGCATCAAAACCGGCGAACAGTTGGACAGGACTGACCTTCGCATAGTCGGCGGACTCTATGACATCATCCGCAAACAAACCGATCGTTATGACACGTTTATGAGGAAATACAATCTAGATGAAAGCCAGTGAATTCGTTTCTGAGAAATGGAGCCGCAAATACAAACGCTCTATCAACTGTGCCCGGCCTCGTGGTTTCAGCCAGAAAGCGCACTGTGCTGGTCGTCGAAAGACCGACGAAGCCATAGGTGCCAATTACAACACCGCTCGTAGCATCGCTCAGGACATCCATGATTATGTTCTGAACATAGGACAGACCATTAGTCTGCAAGGGTCTCGAGGTCGTCCATATGTAGAGCAACTGCAATCAGAAATGTTGCCCATGATCGAGGAACTGCGTGCGCTTGGCTACGACTATCACCCCGAAGCCCGAGACTACATGGTGCCATTGACCATAGACAATGCTCTCGATCCCAGACTGACCGAAGAACAACTGGATGAGATACTCATGTTTAAAGGATCACCTTGCACCGTGGACTGCTCGGGTCACAGGGCAGGATACGAGTGGTGGTTCCGCAAACGCAAGACTCCCAACTCATGGAGCCCCAGTTTCAACAAGGGCGCTGCCTTGGCAGCCGCAGGTAAGTAACGGTATGGACTATCCTGTATATCCCGAAGATGACGGTTCGGATCGTTGTCGTAATCCCTACAGCCCTGTGGCAAAGAACACACCTTAGGACCGCTATGGTGCGTGGCCGGCTGCTGGCCTGACTGACGGATTCGCTACCCCTAGGTCTAAAGTGAGCATAATTATTTAGATGTATAACATTGTACCATCGTCATGGCAAGGATCTGCCGATCAATGCACGGGTGAGATGGCATGGTTAAAAGAACTTGGGTCTAATTTCTATTGTGCTCTATGGCAAGCATGGCCAAAATATGATTTACCACTTGGATACGATGGTTACGTCATCTCGTTTCACCTCGAGTCTGGTGATTTTGCTATAGAGTGCGAAAAGGTAAACCTAAGCACATCTGATCAGGTTATTAGATATTTTAAATCTTGACTAAATCTGGGATATCGTGTATTATACGACAACAAAGGAGATATTATGGATACCAAAACATTCAACGCCGAACAAAAAGCCAAACTCACCCAAATCATCAATGAAGGCATGCAGGTCATGCACGAGATCGAAACGCTGACTGGCGGACTCAATGACACTGTCAAGGCCGTGGCCGAAGAAATGGAAATCAAACCCAGCATTCTCAAAAAAGCCATCAAGGTTGCGCACAAGGCCGAGTTTGGTAAAACCCAGCAGGAGCAAGAACTGTTGGAAACGATTTTGACCACCGTGGGCAAAACTCTATAATTACTGTTATCGAAACAGCGCATCGCCCACGTCACGGGCATGAATCAAGGTATGAGCGAGCCATAAGTCGCCTGGAGAACAATGAGTTACGTAGACGCACTATTTGATCGTGATCACGATCGCATACATGTGGTAGAACGCCTGGATGGGCGTAGAGAATACCGAGAGTATCCTGCCACATACATTTTTTATTACGACGATCCCCGAGGCAAGTTCCGTTCGATCTACGGCAACTCTGTTTCGAGATTTTCTACACGCAACAACAAAGAGTTCCGCAAAGAACTGCGCATCCAGTCGGGCAAGCAAATCTATGAGTCCGACATCAATCCTGTGTTCCGTTGCTTCGAAGAAAACTACAAAGGACAAGATGCTCCTCGACTGCAGACAGCATTCTTTGACATCGAAGTAGACTTCGATGCTGAGCGCGGATTTTCCAAGCCCGAGGATCCATTCAATCCTATCACTGCCATATCGGTCTATCTTGACTGGTTAGATCAGTTGGTAACACTGGTGGTTCCGCCACGTCACATGAGCCAGGAGACTGCTCAAGAGATTGCCAGCGAGTTTGACAATACCTTGGTATTTGAACGTGAAGAGGACATGTTAAAAACATTCCTGGATCTAATAGATGATGCAGACGTGCTGTCAGGGTGGAACTCAGAAGGCTTTGATATTCCTTATGTGATCATGCGTACCACTCGTGTATTGAGCAAAGATGACACACGAAAGATGTGCTTGTGGGGACAACTGCCCAAGCAACGCACCTTTGAACGATTCGGCGCAGAAAATCTCACTTTCGATCTCATTGGACGTGTGCATATGGATTACATGCAACTCTACAGGAAATATACCTATGAAGAAAGACACTCCTATAGTCTGGATGCCATCCTCGAATATGAAGGACTTGAAGGAAAAACTAAATTTGAAGGAACCCTGGACCAACTCTACAACCAAAACTTCAAAACATTCATACAGTATAACCGACAGGACGTCAACGGTCTGGCCCAGATGGACAAAAAACTCCGGTTCCTGGATCTAGCCAACGAACTAGCCCACGCCAACACTGTGTTGCTACAGACCACCATGGGTGCTGTGGCAGTCACAGAGCAAGCAATCATCAACGAAGCCCACGAACGTGGTATGGTAGTTCCCAACAGGAAAGAGAGACTCACAGATGAAGACACGCAAGCCGCAGGTGCCTATGTTGCTTATCCCAAAAAAGGCATCCACGAATGGGT